ACCACATCTTACAAGACCAGTATTTGGCCTTTAGTTTATCAAGATTTCCTTTATCACAGCCGTGACGAGCACGGAAAGACTTACGACGTTTTGGGTTTGATTTTTTGATAGTCATATTAGCATCTCCGAATCTGACTATCTTTTCTTTACCCTTGTCACACGCCTTAACAACAGACTTCTTGCCGCCAGAAACTTGACGTTTTGGCTTGTTGCATTTCATCTTTGATTTGTCGATCTTTGCCATAACCGTTCCAAATTAAGTAACAGCGGGTTTTATCCCGCCGCTATAAATCAACCAAACAGACCTGTTATTGAGGTTATGTTAGTTAGGGTAATATGACACTCATCGTCAAAGATGACGCCGTGATCTGGAATGGAGACTTGAACCCAGTCACTGGTGTTAAACACCACGTCTAACTGAGTTGCGCCACCACTGCCATTTTTAAACACAACCTGTGGAGAACCAGAAGTAGCGGTTTTTACTATAAACGCTTTTAATCTAGTTCGACCACCTTGCAATGTTCCAGTAGCCGTAGCTGTTTTAGCAAAAATAGAAGCAGCCATTTAACATCTCCTATTAAGGTTGAACAGCAGTATTAAAAGCCTGAGCATACATTACTGTTATAACAACTGATCCCGCAGCCGTAGCTGCGCTTGAAGTAGCTGTTAATTTTAAATCGGCTGTACCAGTGTTCTTCCATGTAAGTGTACCACCACCAGAAGCACCTAAAGCTTTGATACCTACAGTAGTTCCAGAAGCAACAGCATTAATAAGTGTTGCTGCACCGCCTACAGTATCACCAACACTAATATTTGTTGTGGTGTTAGCTGCTGTTTCTAAATCAATAATTATGTTTACAATTTTTGAATTAGCGGGAATTACTACATTAGTCGCTTCTGCTGCAACAGCGCCGCCAGAAATGTCCATTACATGTTGTTGAGTCATTACAACGTAGCCGACGTTTGCTATGTCTGTTCCAACGACAGTACCCGTTGTATTTCTAATATTACCTGCCCGAATCGGACCTGAAAAAGTTGTCGTACCCATGTTGATCTCCTGTCTAGGGTTAGTCAGCCACACCATGTGACTGTCAGGGATGATTGCATCGTACAGTACTTTGATCTAATTTAAAAGACTCAATAACAAGGTAGGTAATAATGTTGGATAAACCAAAAGTTAAAAATCATGAGCACTTTGAAATAGCCGATAAAATATGTGAACGTGCATTGCGTGGAATCCCACAAGACAGATGGATAAGAGGGAACCATGAAATGAACGCCATGGTAAAAGCATACATGGATTTAGTTCGAGTGATTCAAGAAATGAATGAGGAGAGAATAGAAAAGGGGCAACCGAAGTCGCCCCAATCCTTACGGAGGTAATACCTCCCTATATCACAGTTTAGGCTCCAGGTGAACCAAAGATACAACGTGGGTCTGAGAACCCAAAGCTGTAACGTTCACGAGCTTTAAACCTCATGTTACCTGTGTCGAAGTCTGCTTCCATGTTTGTGGATAGCGGAGTACGCTCAAAGTGGATCATTCCACGAGGAGCATCCGTCATGAGAAAAAACGCATCAGGATCTGTTAGGAAGTCATTAACGGCATAACCGTCAGGCAACATACCCATTGATCTTAGTGCGTTTGTATCATTGTCCGCTGTACCAACACGAAGGTTAGATACCATCAGACGCTCTGCAACGAATTGCAGTTGTCTTGGGATAAGTAACTTCATGCCACGTAAAGCAACTTTTAAACCACGCTCGTCAACAAATCCTGCGATATTAATCAAAGCATCTTCAAGAGATGTTTCGTTTAAATCAGCAGCAGTTGCAGGTTCGTTGGCAAATGTACCTCCAGAAGTTAGAGGATGGTTAGTCGCACAGAGTGCAACACCATCACCACCCGCAGTAGCTCCACCTATGAACGCTGTGTTCAATACAGATGCAGCTTTAACCTGCTTTGAGTGTGCCATCGAACGAGCCAACGCACGAGTATAACGTGAACCAAGACGATCATAGAGATTGTCTTCGATAGCTTCCTCAGTGATTGAGAATGCCAACGCTACTGTTTCGTGGTTGTAACGAGCAGTGTATGCTTCGTTAGCGTCGTCAAAGTTTACTGCGCCACCTTCTGATTTAGTTGGTGCCGCTCCGAAGCCGGATAACATAACCTCTTCTTCAAATGCTCGATCTGAAGATTCAGTAGTGTAGATCTCTGCATGTTGGTTTTCGTACCTTTCGTACTCCATACCAAACAAGGCGTTGAGACCTGGTTCCAACTCTTTCGCTAGTTGTGCGCGAGATATAGCCATTTTTCAGTCTCCTTATACGCCAGTCGTTGAAACAGTACCGCCTGCAATCGCGCCATTGGCGGAATTGAAGGAGTTGTTTAAACGAACAATTACAGGGATACCAGCTGCGGTAAAATCTGAATTTTCAGGATCATCTTGATAACCCATAATTCTCAGATTTAAGTTTGCAGTGGCTGCGATTGTGCTAACACCCAACTTTGCGGAAGAGATACCAGTCGAAGAAACTCCGGCTGCACCATCTGCAAAATTTGCGTTTGCGAACACATGTCCTCTAGCAGTTGCTTCGCTTGTTAGTGAAGCATCTGAACAGATGACGAATGTTTGCATTGGGTTGTCATACACGAAGGCTTTGACGGGATGATTAGTATCCGCGCCAGAACCAGGCCAGTTGTTAGCGAATATAGTTTCACCAGTGGTGGACGAAACGTATTCACAGCCCCAGAAAACACCTACAAGACCTACAGTGCCACCCGCAGCCGCGCCAACTTTATCAATAAAACCAGTTGATAGCGGGATAACAGGTGAGCCTTGAAAGATCGTGTTTGTATTTCCGGCTGCTATACGATACTCGGTCGCACCCGTGGTGTTAGCAGCCTGACCGACTACTCCAATCGGACGAAGTCCGAATGCACCGTTTGAGTTTGCCATAGTAGCAATCCTTTATGTTAATCGGAGTCTCCTTTGGATCCCCCGAAGGTTACACGACTTTGCCGATTATTAGAAATCGGCATTGAAGGATGTTGTTCCTTCATCAAGTCCTGATCCACAGCAGTCATTTGTTCGCGGGTTCGGCCCCCGTAGTACTCGTTTCTCTCATGCGCTGTCTCTTCAGGTATACGGCACAGCATCAGTCCGCCTTGTCCAATTACTCCTTGATATTTGCCATCATCGATGACAGGAGCTTCATAGTGTGGATATTGATCTGCACGGACGGGTTCCCATCCTTCACGTAGTTTGGAATGGACGTTCATCTTGTCCTCCTCTCCACGCATTGCAATTCTTATCCACCGATGCACGAAACCTGGTGGGGCTTCTGGTGCTTCAAGGTGACTGGGCGGTGCCCATGGTTTTCTGCGAGATTCTGATTCTCGTGTTTCGCTTTTACGCGGTGTTCTTGTGTCAGCCATTTGTTACTCCTTCACATACTTGGCGTATTCTTCAAGAGGTACGCCCAGTTTTTTCGCAATCGCTACCTGTGAGTGCGATAACTTGACCGACCTGCGCCCCTGTTTAGTACTGCGGGATGCGGAGGAATTAGCAGAAGCGACCTGGCTTCCCCCACCCGTTTTCTTAGCCGTCTCAAATTTGTGAGGAAACTCACTACGAATACGACTATCAATCGCAGTATAGTACTCATCACTCTGCGGGTCAAACCCTTCTTCTTCAATAAGTTGTTGATGAATAGCAAAAGCTGCGGTTGTCATGACCCTGTCTTGTCCAAACCAATTATTTTTAGTTGCCCAAGTTTCTGCTCGAGGGTCTGGTTTAGCTTGAGGTTGTTGTTGTTGTGCAACAGGTTGCGGTGGGGCTTCTTGTTTTTGAACCTGTACCTTTGCCTGCTGCTCTGCTTTTGTTTTAGCAGAATCGTATCGTTGTCTCTCAACAGCTAGTTTAGAAATTAACTCTTGAGCCTCAATCATCTTATCTGCATCACCAGTCTCGTGAGCTTCTTTATACATTTGTTTTGCGGACAAAGATTGAGATTCTAAACGATTCCCATATTCATTTAAATAACCAGAATCTAAAGACTGAACGCGAGTTTTAAGTTTCTTATTCTCTTCAATTAATTGTTGAGATAGTCTAACCGCCTCGGCTTTATCACGTTCTTCTTGACGGTACTTTTCCGTCAACTTCTTTATACGACTTTGTACACCCTTACTGTAAGAATCCAACTCATCCTCTTGAGTTTTCTCTTCTTCTTTGGGAGCCTCTTCAGATTCAATCGTAACTTCCGTTGAAGAAGCTTCTGTTGT